AACCTCAATACGAGTATTTTGAGTTAGAGATAGAGTTTAGATACGATTATCGACCAGGCAGAATGTATTTGAGTAATGGCGATCCTGGTTATCCAGAAGAAACGACTGCGGATATATGGCAGATATTTAACTTGGATAAAAAACCCTCTTGGATTACAGATGATATGATAGATGAAGCGTTTGATGAGCAGTTACCGAGATTATTAGAGGACAATGAACCAGATTACGAGGATTAAGATATTATACCCTTTTGGGTACAAAATAAAATAAAACGCAAATATTATACCTTTATGGGTATCTATTTGTTAATTCAAGTAAAAATTAAAAACAATGAAAGATACAAATAACAAGGACCAATGTGCCACATACGGCAACAGAAGTAGTGCCAAATACTTAATTAAAAAACGGCATTTTTACGGCAAGGCTGCTTATTATGTGTATAAAAAGAATTGGTGGGGTAAGTTCAAGCTAATAATGGATGTTAATAATGATGGCAATTTAAAAACATTAGAAGAGGCAAAAGATTGGATTGATAAAATGGAGTTTAATGATTATACAAGCGAAAAGCATTACTACTAATTATTGTTAATCAAAATTAAAAACAATGAAAGCTAAATTAATATTTAATCTGCCAAAAGATAATTATGAGTATGATATGGCCGTCAATGGAAGCAAATGGCGAAATGTTGCGTGGGATATGTACCAGTATTTACGACAAATGACTAAATATGTTCCAGATGACACGCATGAAGAGTTTCTTAAAGCAATGTATCAATGTAAAGATGAGTTTATTCAAATTATGGGAGAGAATGGAGTTGATTTAGATGAATGATAAGTTATTCAAATTATCTTTACATATCTTGAATCGAATGATAAGTAATTCAAAAAAACTATACAAATGAATAAAGTAGAATTAATTGGGTTTTATGGTCCTGATGTTACACACGCACAGTCAGCTTGGACAAGTACAAGTAGAGAGTTGAAGAAGGATAAGTTAGAGAGAATACCCAAGTTATTAAAAATGTTGGCAGACAATGGACATCACACACCATTTGAAAAGTCATCATTACACTTTTTAGTTACTGTGGATCAAGCCTCACATATCCATTTATTAAAGCACCGCATTGGAGTAAGTATAAACGGAGAGTCAGCTAGATACAAAGAGTTGAAAGAAAACAAAGTATACTACCCAGATGATTGGAACGTGAAATGGACACAGAAGTTAGTAGAACACACAGAGAGGGGGAATGAGTTGTATCATGAATCACTAGTTGAGTTGACAGAATTATTAGGAAGGAAGAGGGCAAAAGAAAGTGCAAGATTTTTCAAGACTATGAACAGTCAGATCACAATGGATGTAATGTTTAATTGGAGGTCATTCTATCATTTCTTAAATTTACGTTATAAACCAGATGCACAGAAAGAAATAAAAGAGATAGCCTATGCTATGTTAGAGTTAGTGATTGATATAGAAGGCAATCCATTTAAGCATACCATTAAAGCATTTAACTTATGAAGGTACCAGGAACAAATCATTTAGGGCCAATAACATATCACTACGACATCATCCAAAACACAGATGAGTGGCATCAGATTAGATGTGGTAGAATTGGTGGAACTTCTTCCAATACATTACTTGTTAAGGGTAAGGGAGAAGATGGATTAGGAGTGGGTGCATATACGATGATGTATCAAAAAGCAGATGAATTGATTAATGGAATGAGTGATGTAGAAGAGTTAAAGAACTATGCTCAACAAAGGGGTCACGATTTAGAACCAGTTGCAAAGGAACGATATACACAAGTGACTGGTAATTTAGTGCATGATGTTGGATATGTTAGCCAAGGGATATTGTTTGGTACAAGTCCAGATGGATTGATAAATGATGATGCTGGAATAGAGATTAAATGTCCGTTAGGTAAAGAATATGTCCGCTATATGGACAGTTTAGAGATTGATGCTAAATACTATGCCCAGGTTCAATGGTCGATGTATATAACTGGTAGAAAGTGGTGGGATTTCGTTTACTTTAATCCTAAATTTGAGAACTGCGATATAATAATTAAGAGGTATAGTCCAGACCCAAAAGTGTTCGATATTTGGGATAAAAACATTAAAATCTATGAACAACGAATCACAAAAATCATTGACGATTACAACGAGAAAGGAGAAAAAGGTTACTCTGTACTACTTTAATGACGAGTGGAATAGCGACACCCAAGAAGAGAAGAAAAGTGAAAATTGACTTTACAGTATTTAGTTATTACTCTGATTTCCTACGATTTATTATGAACGTAAAGTACAGTCCATCAGCAATTGTTATAGAGAACAGTAATCTACAAGCATCAGTATTTAATTATAAAGCTAGTAAAAGTGTATTAGCTAAAATTGCTCGTAATGTAGGGCAGAATCAAGCGTGTAGTCAGATTACTATAGACTTATGTAAAGAGTTGTTTATCGACTCTGAAATACATGATATAAGTCCTTTAGACAAAGGGGGCAAATGGAATCATGAAAGGTTTGTTATGGAGTGTATGGAAAGAAATCACGCTTATGACGTTAAAAGTAACCAGGATCAACGTGACGCATATAAGTTAGCATTAATTGGATTAAAGGATGATAGTGGAGTGTATTGGGGGATTGACCCATCATTTAGAAATAAGGGAATGGTTCTCTGTCAAATAATAGTAGATGGCAACGTTTAAGAGAAAAGAAAGTAAGAGAAAGTGGGATAAGAAGAAGTCTAATGACAACTATTCTTTTTACAATAGTAGTAAGTGGAGGAAGTTTAGCATTATGATTAGAAATAGTCAAGCGTTTTGTGCTGCTTGTGAAAGGGAAACATTTATAGGTAAAGGAAGTAAAGGAGCAGTAGACCACGTTATACCACTAGTCAAGGGTGGAGCAAGATGGAATGAGGATAATTTGCTGGGGTTATGTATATCATGTCACTCTACAAAAACGTATCTGGATAAATTAAAAAGTTCTCCATTAATTCCTTATATTCGCAGAGAGGATGGTTTAGTTCCACTCAACAAAATGAAGATAGTAGATGTTATTAGAGCAACAAATTAATAGGGGGAGGGGTAATGGTTTTTGAGATGGACAATTTTGAAATGAGTTTTTTTTTCATTTATAGGTTTTTTTGATTGTTTCGTGGGGTGCTTCGGCATCCCTTTTTTTGTTTATATCTAATCTTTTTTTGTGAAAAGTTATCAGTTATTTTATAAAGTTTGGTCAAGAAGAATGAAGAAGAAGATACAAGTCTATTTAGATTTTCCCTTTAACGAGAATATTGAAGTGCGTGTGTATGGAGAGGTTAAGGGTAATAAAAAGAATTTCTACATAGTAGAGGGAATCAGTAATAGAGGAGAGTTATGGACAGAAACTTATGGAGAAACGACTTATATGGTATATGATATAGATAAGGATGAGTTGCGACCAGTTATATTTACTGAATATAGAGGTGCATACGATTACTGTATAGAACTTCAAGCTGCAAACAACCAAGCGTATCCAAGTAGATACAAGCAGTAATTACAAAGTAATTAAGTTTGAGTAAGAAGTATAGTAAGAAAATTTCTGTCCGAGCGAACTTTTTTCAGCGAAGTATTTTGTTTTTGGTTGGAAGAGTATTTTCAAACAAGTGGCGAAAGTAACAAAAAAATTTTTCAGAATACGTCTACTTTTTCTAGAGCCTCCAATTTTTCGTTGATTTTTCCCTCTTTTCTGGTTAGCTTTCCTCCTGGTTGATCTGCCCTACAATTTGTTTAAAGTTAATGCAATACACAACAATTTGTTTTAAGTTAGAACATGAAATTATTTGTTTTAACTTTTAAAGTTATAAACTTATTGTTTGAAGTTAGGATAAAAATTTTTTGTTATTAATAGGTGTAGTTTTTTTGGTTGATCCATGGCCCCAAATTAGTTAGTTGTTTTCCTGGTTGATCTTTGGTCCATAAAAGTGTTAGATCTTTGGCCTGGTTATTTATTTTTAAAACTTTTTTTACTTTTTTATTTGTTTAATTCAAAACATATTTATTTTTATGACTTATTCTTTTTTACACAATCAAAAAATTTTAAAGATGAAAACTAAAACAATTCAACCAGCAATTTTAGACGGCATTAAAAACCGATTAAATAAGCCTTTATTAACTATGGCTTCGGCTTCGGCAAA